GAGGAATTGTCTTAAGCATCCCAGCAGCTTTAGCAACTGCAGTGGCAGGACCCGAAATCATGCCTTTGGTGTTAGCTTCATCCTGTTCTCTACCTGATTGGGCAGTAATACCAGAAGCATTTAGACCAGTCGGTACAGACACCGACACATCTTCTGCCCAGGCAAAGACCGTAATCGTTGTGGAATCCGCTGCACCATTGGCATGACGTAGTGTGTTCAGTGATTTGAGATACACATAACCCATGTCTGTCCAATCACCATCAACAATGTTGAGGTAATTCTTATAAAAGAAGAAGGGCAATTTCATTTCTCCACCGGTATTAGTGGTAGGATTAATGAAAATATGTGGGCGCTGTGACTCTTGAATACGATCTTGTTGAACGAGTCCAGCACTTGAGCTGAGCGCGTCAAAATTGTGCAGTGGCAAGTAGGACATAAGTGCTCTACCATATTGGAAAGGATTACCATTGACAAGTACTTTAAGGTGTAGCGTTGCGCGCAACAAGTTGTAATTTGACAACCTATTACTCACACGCTTATTTTCAAAGAATAATGTCCATGGATTGAAACCCTCCGATAGTGTGGTGGCAACATTCCACTCATAATCAGCAATTTTGACAGGTCTTTTGAAGAAATCCTCGAGACTAGCATCTTGTGTATCCATAAGCTTACGAGTTGGGTCAATTGAGTGTTCGACCTCATACACGTGAGCTTGTTCTTCATCAGCAAAGGATACGTTTTGGTACTTTGATTCGCTTGGAGCACGCGATTCAATAGCACCTTCAACACCTGACTGAGCGTCATACTCATAGTCGAATGCGAAGTGCTGTCTGATATGATTGTTCTCATAGTCTCCGATTTCAAAGATGGCCATAGCTTCATCAATGACACTATTGACGTCAACAACTTTATTGAACGTTTCTTCACGCAGTTCGGGAGCTGAATCATCCATATTGCTTGTGGCAACAACGGATAATTCATCTTCCTTGTTCTCATCAATCTCAGAGAGATTGTCAACAGATGGAACATGTGGAATTTCGGAGCTTGTTACAGCGTCCGGGACTGGTTGACTATTAACCTTCAGGTCGACA